TTCTTGTTTATTTTCTTTAATTAGTCCTTTTATGTAATCATGAGAACCAAAATAAGTTTTCCAGTTACCCTCTTTAACTACTTTTCTCCATCTTTTATAACCTTTAAGAGGGGGGAGTTTTTTATTAAAGAATAATTGTTTCTTTCCAATATATTTTTTACCTGAGGGTATATGTGTTACCTCATAAATAAAACCAAATGTTTCTTCTGGGAATTGGGAAATATCTGTAATTTCCTTTCCTTCGTAAGTCCAATTCATTAAAATAAATCTAAATTAACCATTATTGTAGTGTCAGTAAATTGTGAAACTGGGAGTGGTTTTGCTAATTTAGCAACAGCTACTAAATCATAACTATTATTGTACATGCCTAAAGTTGTTATATAGGGTTGAAAAAATGAACCTGTGGCAAAATCATAATAAACATTACTATTTATATTACTACCCGAAATTAACGTAGGATTCAGGGAATATCCAAATTCATTTTCAGTTATTCTTGCTGCGTATTGAACCTCATTAAGAGTTAGGGTACTTTCAAAAGAACAAGTAACATTAGAACCTGTCATAAATGCATCAAAACCCGGTGCTACCCCATATAAATCAGTACCATATACAGCTACTCCATATAAAGAATCATAGGCTTCTTCATTTTCTACAGTTAATATAGCTAGTCCATGTTCGTAAATAATATTTCCTAACTGATTCCCAAACTGATCAAATAAATTTCCCTCACTATCATCAGTCATAATAGTAGCATCCTCTTCATACCTAAAAGTACCTGGTTTTATATATTCTCCATATAATTTAGATGGGACAGAAATAACTCCTATTCTAGCATTAGATTGGGTAGGAAATTCTCTTCTAGGTAAAAGATCAGATGATAAATAGTTATAGTAATTAGTAGTAGATGCGGGTCCAGTTATAGTACCATCATTATTAAAAGAAGCTGTTACAGCATCACTACCTGATGAATCTATTAAAAAATTACTATAATATAACTGTTTTATAGATTTATAAAGTAACCTTTGAGGTATGCTAGAGATTTGACCCGTAGTAGGTTCTGTAGTTATAGAATCAGTTGATGGAGAATTTTTTCCTATAAATCTATCTATACCTACATCCGAACCAGTGAGTTGATGGGCTCCCCTAAAAGTAAAACTTTTATTAACTTTAAAGGGTGTTAATACTACATCCTTTGCATTGAATTGTTTGAATGCACTCATTCACTTTAGAAATCTAATTTTACTCTAATTAATGCTTCTTTAGTAAAATCCTTAAGAAGAGGTCTAGACATTTTAGCCGTAGCTAATAATTCATTTGCATCATTATACATTCCTACTGTTGTAACATATACTTGTGGTTGATTTATAAAATTAGAATATATGACTTCTCCTGTCGAACCTGATATAAATGATGGATTTTCAGAGTAATTAAATTCATTATTTCTTAATCTTACAAACACATAATCTGATGATATAGTTTCTTGTGAATTCAATTGGAAACTTGAAGCTCTTTTAATAGCATCAAATAATATTTGATTGTTTAAACCATCACTATTATTAGTTCTATTAGCTGCTACATGTATAGATTGAGATATGGCTGTAGGGTTTAATAAAACTGTTCCTATATCAGGAAGGAATAGCCCATACGAACCACTATTAGTTACATAACCATCAGTTCCAAAAGCATTTCCGTTAGAACCAGAAACTACCTGGAATACTCTAGTAGAACCCAAGAATGTATTTACCAACACATCCTTAGAATCATTAGTTAAGTGAATTTTTCCCACACCCCCAGAGCCCGATAAAGCTAAATTAAAGGTTTCAGGGAAAAGAGATTCTTTATATCTAGATCTTTCTACATTTAATGCATAAAAATGGGATCCAGTAACTACATTAGTACCAGTACCAAATATAAAACTAGCGTTTTCATCTTCTAAAATAAGAGATCTATATTGACCAAAGTTAGTTAATGTAGGAGTTCTACCAGTAACGCCTGCATTATAATACACTGAACCTGATCCTTTATTATCACAGTAGGCTATTTCAAATTGTACACTAGCACTACTATTTACTACATTAGGATCAGCCTCAAATACACTTAAATAAAAATCTCCCGAACTTCCGGCTTTTTGGACAGAGGAAGTGAAAAAAGAAGTTAATGTAGGAGCTCCAGTAGACCACGCTGTGCCTGTTATGGAATCACTACTTACTACTATGTCTTCAGTATCAAATCTTTTAAAACTCATGTTTTATGTTTATGCTGTTTTTGTGATAGTTAAAGGAATAGTTAATCTAGCTCCAGAATCTAATCCTACAAATGTAAGTGTAGTTCTAATTTTAGAGCCTATTACTGCCGTATCCCCGAATAATGTATTTACAGTAGTAGCTCTTAAATTAATTTGAGATCCAATAACTGTTTGAGATATATTAGTACCTAAAGTTTGATTAACTGTTGTATTTTGGGCTTGCGCAGCCGTGGTGTTAATACCAGTACCTGTAAAAGTGTTTAATAATCTTACATCTGATATTGTACAAGAATATCCCGAAGTTTCATTAGCTGATGCAGCACCCAAATAATTAAGAGTTTGAGGAGTAATAGCTAATGAAGCACCCTGTTTTAATGTAATAGCTGAATATCCTAAATCAAGAACTGGAAGTTTAGCTGTTCCTCTAGGTAAGGTTGCTAATTTATACTTCATAATTTGAGTATCATCAGGAAATGCTTCTAAAAGAGGCATATTATCTATGGCTTCTCCATAAAATGAAGATCCCGAAGGATGATTTGGATTATAAAGTGTATAATCTATCTCATCATCAGCTACTGCAAATTGAGTGATTCTAAATGAACCATCATTTTTAGCTAATAATTCCCTTCCTTTTTTTGTTAAAATTGCGTCAACAGTTACGACTTGGTTATTTAAATATCCCATTCTTTAAATAATTTATTTATAAATATACTAAATAGTTCCCTCTTCTGATAATTTTGCTATTATGTTGTTAATATTTTCTTCTAACTCTACACTTATAGTTTCATTTTTTATTAATCCCTTAGTAGTAGCAAAAGAAGAAGAAGGGGGTGTCATGTTAATTAATACCGATGTACCATCGGGGTTATATCTTCTTAGTAAGAAATGATCTAAATTTAATAATGGTGGAACTTCGGGTTCTACTTTTACTACAATAGATCCTGAAACACCAAAATTAGTATTTTCAGTTTTTACTTCATTTACTAAAAATACTCTATCTTCTCTACCTTGTATTCTAATTTCATCACCTACTTGTATAGTAAAAGGCTCATTTATAGGTTTAAAGGTAGAATTAGAATATTGTTCCTGTATTTCTCCATATACCATAGACATACTTAAAGAAGATGTAAGATAATTTCCATAAGCACTACCAGTGGACCAATATGGGGGAGATAAAGTAACAGTAGGTAATTGAGCAGGAATAGCTTTTAGATAACCACCTTTTAAAACAAGTTGACCACTTGATAATGGTATTTGATCATCAGCTAATGATACATTTGGAGCTGCAAAAACTACTATAGAAGCCCTCATGTATATTTTATCCCCGGTTTGGAAATCCAAAAATGGGGTGCCTACATTTATAAAAGGAGATTGTGTATTAGCTGGTACTACTACTATAGTTTCTGCTAATGCTGTTCTAACACTACTTCTTTCTCTTACTATTCTTATGACAAATCCTAAATCAGATGTATTAAGATTTTGAAGTGATACATTACCTTGGAATCTTACAGGTGATTGAGAGGTTTCACTAAAAGTGAATTCATTAGTACTGGTATTCCAACTATTACTATTATCATAATTTTCATCTACAAAAGTAATTCTTTGGGGCATAGCCGTAAAAGCAGTACTTGTAGCTATGGGGTTTGATGAAAACATAGTATAATCCGATGTTATAGGTAAAGGATTAGTAAAAGTTATATTTGTCTCAAAAGCATCTGCTGCATTAGGTACATCATATATAGATACTCTTTGGGTAGTGATAATAGGGTCTACCCTTCTTGCCCCTTTAATTACAGTTGCAGATTTATTAAAATTATCTAAATTAATTCCTACAGCAGCATTTACTAAAGATGCATCGTCTGTTTGTAAAGTATCTTCTAATGCTATATCAATTATATTTCCAGTTTCATAAGCTCCTTCTACATCATAAAAGGATGGAGAATTAAGAATAGGCTTAAAAGGTTGACCATCTTGGTTTATAATATATTTTAACTTAACTTGTGTTGCTAATTCAAGTTCTGGAGATGATGGAACTAATAGTTGGAAATAACCAAAAAATGGTTTAGTTCTTTCTATAACAGAGGTTTTGCCATATGATGAATCTCCTCCCCATATTTTTAATACTTGTTTTTCATAATATTCAGTACCCTTAGGAGTA